CAACAAGTGGAACAAGGGTAATCTTCAGACTCCTGAAGCGATATTTTTCATAATTTACGGCGAAAGATGATAGCCAGGCAAAGATAGTGGAGATCCCGGGATTGGCACGATAACCAACGGCCCTGTAGGCAGTAACATTACTGGACGGTGCACCTGTGAGCACAGCGCCAACCATCTCAGAATGGCGGACGATAACGGAGTCCCCTTTAATAGACATCTTGGGTTTAGAGCGCCTGCTGACATTGTGTGATGCAGAAACAGGGGCATATGTGGTGGAGCCTCCAATCGGAAAGTTCTCACCAACAAACGTGGACCCTGACGCACGGCCAGACGAGGCGTAAGCTCGAGATTGCTGATTGGTGTTCCGCGACATGCTTGGCACAGGGGGAACACTGGGGTCAAACTGTTTCAATGTGGATTTCACAAATTTCTTGGTGATCTTCTTGCCAGTAGAAGCGGCTGCTTTGGTAATCTGAACACACTTATCAGTTGCTCGGTTCTTCTGTTTCTTGCCGAGAAATGGAAACGCTTCGTCGACAACTGTATGACACAAGGCACGAAGTGAGCTCTCAGCTGGGTGTATTTTAGCAACAGCGTCACGTGCTGCTGATGCGAGGGAATGAGACATAGTAAGTTGGTATGGGATCCCTCAACATAGAGGGACTGTTCACTTAGCTTCCAATGGTGGACGGTGCAGTCTCTTGGCATCTATATCAGCCCATCAAATTGGTTTTGGTCCATTAAGCTAAGCCCCATGATAGAGAGTGGATTTAACGTGGTTACTTTCTTCCACGACACAACACTCACACACAGTCTTCCGGCTCCACGAAAATCCGTCGTGGAGCGAAAGGAGTTGTAGACAAACTGTCAGTAGACAACGACAACTGGTCATAGTAGCGTTCTAGCTCAACCTGCTCATCAGGTGTCACCCCCCAGGCATAGTAAAAACTAGCCCTAGATTCGGGGGTGGGGTCCCTGGCAACACGTTTGCCATGGAGCCCGGTCTGGCGCATGAACCAAGGGAGAACATCATCGACAGCATCCAACGTGCGGTGCTGTTTCCTCCACTTGCTATACCATGTTTTACTGCCACCACGCTGGTACATGGAATAGAAGCTGTTAAAAACAGGCATTCCTCCAGCCAAAGCGATCCCGCCCTTACCCACCGCATCTAACCATGCAGGCATTGTAGGAAAGTAATCAGTGGATTTGAGATAGACA